CAAATGGAGTTGCTGGCGACCAAAGGAGAAGTCAAGATTTACTTATGAGTATGTTTTTGCTATTTTTAAGTAGAATTAAAGAAGATAACGCCGCTATTCATTATGTTACAGATTTAGAAGAATCATACACCAAACAATATTTTGAATTTTCTAACACTGTAGCATATTCTGTTTTGCCTATTAAAAAAGAAACGGTTATTGTAGGATATGTGATGGCGCATTGGTGCAGAGAAGAAAAAGCAGATATGGCAAACATAGAAATTGTTGATGATTGGATGCACAGGACACAAAGATTAATTGAAGTAGATTTAACAAATGAAGGGCATAAAAAAAAGAATGAGGCATAGATAATAGTATGGGACCAGTAGCAGACCACGACAAATATAAAGATTTAGACTTGGATTTTATACCTCATCCAGTGTCGGGTGATGTAGTACAAAAAATTGGAGTAGATGCTGTTAAAAGGTCGGTTAAAAATTTAATATACCTGCGCGCATATGAAAAGCCTTTTCAACCTCACATTTATTCTAATATAAGGGCTTTGTTGTTTGAACCCTCGACACCACTTATTAAAATTCAATTGAAAAAATCAATAATTGCTGTTTTGAAAGAAAATGAACCAAGAATAAACTTAGCAAGTGTGAGGATTGGTGTAAGCCCAGACTCATATACTTATAATATTTCAATTAATTATACCATAATAAACAGACCAGAAACACAAACAGTTTCAATACAATTAGAGAGATTACGATAATGGCCTATAACAGAAAAATTAAAGTTAATGAATTAGATTTTTTAACTATACGAGAAAATTTAAAAAATTATCTTAGTGGATTAGATGAATTCACAGATTTTAATTTTGAAGGTTCTGGTATATCCATTATGCTTGACCTTTTAGCATATGTTACTCATTATCAAGGATTTTATAATAATATGATTGCTAACGAGATGTTTTTAGACAGTGCAATCAAAAGAACCTCGGTAGTTTCACATGCTAAATTGATGGGATATACACCATCGTCTGCTAGTTCATCAACTATGACTGTGGATATTACAATTTCCGATGCCGATGAATCAACTACAGTATTAACAAAACATTCTAATTTCACAGCAGTAAAAGATGGTACAAGATATAACTTTACTAATGAAGATGCAGAAACATTTGAAGTTTTGGTTGCTGATTCTACAAAAATTGTAAGGGGTGTCGTATTAAGAGAAGGAAGTTGGAGAAGTGCTTCTTTTATTGTCGATAGTAATGCAGATTCTCAAAGATTTATTATTCCAGAAGCAAATGTAGATACTTCTACATTAGAGATACGAGTTCAAAAATCTACCACTGACTCAGATGGTTATGCCGATGTATGGACAAAAGTATCTGATATTACTCAACTGACTTCAACCTCAAAAGTATATTACTTACAAGAAATAGAAAACGGAACATACGAAATTTATTTTGGAGATGGTATACTTGGAACAAAACTAGATGATGATAATATTATTACCATAGATTATTTGGTTACAAACGGAAGGGCCGCTAATAATATTGGATTTCAGGATTCTACTTCTTCAAAATCAGTAACTTCTAGTAATAGTAGTATTATTGATATTACTGTAGTATCACCTTCGTCTGGTGGTGGTGGGAAAGAATCTTTAACATCTATAAAATATAACGCACCAAAAACATTTCAATCACAAAATAGGTCAGTAACTATAAACGATTATAAAACTTTTATTTCACAGAACTATGGTACTGCAAATGATGTGTTTGTGTGGGGTGGAGAAAATAACGACCCACCAGAATATGGCAAAGTATTTATTTCTGTAAAACCAACTGGTGGCAGTGTGTTAAGTCAAGAAGAAAAACTAAGTTTACAAAACCTTTTAAAAACACAAAACATTGTTAGTATTGTTCCCGAAGTTGTAGACCCTAATTATATTTACCTCAAAATAAAAACTGATGTTTCTTATAATCCAGATGAAACAACCAAAACTTTGAAAGATATCGGTATACTCGTAAATTCTCAAATAATGGCATACTCTGTTGTCGAACTTGAAAAGTTTGATAGAAATTTTAGGCATTCTAAATTTGTGAAAAATTTAGATGATTCTGATACTTCTGTTCTGGGGAATGATACTTCTATTATCATGCAGAAAAGAATTGAACCTGTGGTGGGAGAGGCAAGAACATATACCATTAAATTCGAAAATTCTTTATACCATCCTCATGATGGTCATATGTCAATTATTAATACATCTGCCTTCTCGTACATAAAATCAGACGGTACTTTTACAACTGCCTTAATTGATGATGACGGATACGGCACACTTAGGATATATGAAGTAATAGGTGGTGTTAAAAATATTATTAATTCAAACATTGGTACTGTAAACTACACAAAAGGAATACTTTCACTAAAAGATTTTATGCCTTCTGGAGTACAGGGTACTATTTTAAAAATAGATGCAGTTCCTACAAACAAAGATATACTGTCTGAGAGAAATGGCATATTACAAATAGATTCATCAGATAGCGAATCCGTAACAGTTAATGTTGTTGCATATAAACCATATAATATGACTTCATCTTCTATATCTTCTACTGTTTCTTCTTCCGACACATCAGGGTCCGGTGGAGGATATTAAATAGATGCCTATTATTATTGGACAAGGTGGCAGTGATGGTGGAGAAGTTCCCTATACATTTGTATCTCTTCTATCTGGCGCGACGGCAAGTATTGATACTAAAATTTCTAGTGCAGTTTCTGATATTTTACCAGGATTTGTTTCAAATAACCATCAGGGCTTTGTTGATTTTATGGAAGCATATTATGAATGGATGGAACAAATTGAAAATCCACATGGAACTTCTGTAACATTGGTAGATTTAATGGATGTAGATAAAACATTTGATTCTTTCCTTGAATATTTTATGGACATCTATCTTAAAGATTTTCCAGAAAATCTTGCAGTTGACTCGTCTGGTAATGTTTTAAGTAAAAAAACAATAATTAAAAACATTAATGATTTTTATAGTTGCAAAGGAACAGAAAAATCATATAAATTATTTTTAAGAATTTTATACGACAGCGATGTAGAGTTTTATTATCCAAAAGAAGATATTTTGAGGGTTTCTGATGGTAAGTGGGTACAAAAGAAATCCATTAAAGTTACTAGTGAAAATAGAACCAAAAATTTTGATTTAGTAAAAACAAAAATAGAGCAGGTTGAAAGAAGTCAAGGCGGTGAAGTTACTGCAACTGCTACAGTAGAATCTATATTGCAATATAATATTGGTCAATATTTTGTAACTGAATTGTTTCTTAATGAAATAGATGGAAACTTCTTACAGGGAAGGAAAATAAGAGGATATGATTCAAATGGAGATGTTTTATATGAAGACATATATTCCATTCCATCTGTTGTCGAAATTGTTGCAATGGGTGCAGGATATAGGTCTGGAGATGGTGCTATAATTGATAAGGATTCATTAGAATATCTTACTGGAGAAGGTTCAGAAATTGAAGTTAGTGGTGTGGACAGAGATGGTGGAGTTGAAGAAGTATTAATTAAGAATCACGGTGTTAATTATACAAGTACTACATCGGATGATAGAATTCCACTTATTTTCCGTTCGACTTCTGGTGATGGTAATGCAACAGGTAATATTTTATTAAGTGCTTTATGTGTATATCCTGGATACTGGAACGATAATGATGGAAAATTAAGTTCTAACAAATTTATGCGAGACAATGTGAGGTTTCATGAATTTTCATATGTGTTGAAAACAGAAACTGCTATAGAAAATTATAGAGAACAAGCAAGAAAATTAATACATCCGGCCGGTACAAGATTGTTTGGGGATGTTTCTTTATTAAATACGATATCTTCTTCTATTCCATATCACACAGAAATTGTTAAAATGGAGCCGCCATTAATTGGTCACTATACACCATATACATTAAACACTCAGGATAATTTAAGAGGTGCAACTGGTTTTGATGGTTCTTCGAAAGACCTTTATTATCAAGGATTTCAACCAGGCGCTACTGCCATAGACCATTGTTTGGGGACTACTGGCGGCCGAATAGAAATTATTGGAACTGGCGATGGAGGATTTACCCTTGGGTCATTTAGAACGAGCGAAAGTATGAGCGGAAGTACTTCTGGATTTACCGCAGATATATTTGGATGGCATAGAAGAAGTATCACTGGTGGCGTGTTGTTTCTCAAATCTAATGATGGAGAATCTCTTGGTTTTACTCTAGGAGAAACTATTATTGGTACAGGCGGAATAACTGGGACTGTTGTGGGTATAAGAATTGGCAACGGTACTGTTCTAGAGAGTGGTACTACACAACATGCTACTGGTCCTGCCGGTTCATTGGGGAGTGGCGGTACTGCTGGAGCGGGGGTTCATGGACTTACTTATTGGGGCGTCAATTCTTCATTTCAATCTACATCTGGAGAAATAGTTGAAACTTTAACAGTAAAGTCTTTCACCGATACTAGTCCATATACAGCAGGATATGACTACACCATAGGTAGTATTGTTCAACAAACTCATCCTACATCTTTGGGTGTATCTGCGGAAGGTATAGTACAAGATTGGATTCCTGGAATTTCTGGTGGAACTGGGAATGTTTTAAAAATTCAAACAACAAGTTCTACTGTTTTTGGAGGTGGAACAATTTATGAGATAAATAATAATGATAATTATAGATATGGAATTCCTATAGAATATGGATTTACATCAGCAGGAATTTCAACGGACACAGAATTTAGAAATAAAATTAAAAATATTACTTTAGATGAGGTTCTTTTAATACCAACTAGTGGGCAAGACGAATATATATTTCATAGTGGTGATGATGAAGAAGATGTGGTCGGCGGATACACAGGAACAATGGCAGGAGAATAATGAATGGCATCAGATGCATTAAAACAAGAATTTAAAACTACATTTGCCGATGACTTTATAAAAGTTTTCGATAATGATGCTGACGACCAATATTTTTTGGTGTTTGGAAAAGTAGACAGTTGGGACATTACTGCTCCACCAGAGTCAGGACCTTATGGTGCTACAAGTGAGAACACTCCCCCATCCAACATAGATTCAGTAATTAGGTCATCTCAAGCATGGAGAGATGGAGTTGGAGCAAAGAGAATTTCATCAAGAAATGTTCACCGAATGATTCCAAGAATTGATTGGGAAACTGGTTCTACTTATGATGCATATAACGATTCAAACGACATGTTTGGTACTGCATCGGGAAGTAGTCCAAAACGATTTTATGTACACACATCTACAGGAAATGTTTATAAGTGCTTGGGCAATACTGGTGGTGCTGTGTCACAGTTTGAACCATCACATACTATATCTGATATTGTTACACTGGAAGATGGATATAAGTGGAAATATATTTACAAAGTAACCGAAGATAGTGTCAATTTTAAAACCACTAGTTATCTTCCTATTCAGTTTGCAACAGAAAGTACTGGTCAATATGTAAACCAATGGAATTCTCAACAAAATTCGGTAGACGGAGCAATAAACGACATTTCTGTTACTTTGCCTTCTTCGGGTTGGACTGCCGCGGAATGGGGAAAATCTCAAGGTGCTAGAGAAGGAGAATCTGCGTTGGAAGTTCTTGATGATTCTCTTGTGGGTTCTACTGATATTATGATACAGCCACCGGCAACTTCCATCGGTGACGATTATTATGTTGGATATGTAATCTATATTTCATATGGACCAGGAATGGGACAAAGGAGAAGAATAACTTCATATGATGCAACTTCAAAAAGAGTATCATTTGAACTTCCGTTGACAGAAGATGTGAGACTTAGTGGTTCTTCAGTATCTCAATATAAAATTATGCCAGATATTATTATTGATGGTGATGGAATTAGTGCCGAAGCAATTGTTGATTTAAATTCTGATTATCAAATCATTGGTATGAACATGCTACAACGAGGCCAAGGATATTCAGTTGCCGTTCCCAAGATAAGACCAGTGACTGTTACAAATGCAGGGGGCACTACTTTTGGATTCGGTACGACTATTCAAGGTCCAACATTAGATGCTATTATATCTCCGGGATATGGGCACGGCGCGAATGCACTTCAAGATTTTCAAAGTGATAAAATTATGATTAGAACAACAGTGAAGGGCACCGATACTAATTTTGTAACTGGTCAAGATATTAGACAGGTAATGTTGGTCAAAAATCCGAAGATTAGTGGTGGAACATATGATGGAGACATTGCGGGTAGTGAAATTACAAGGAAAAAACAATTAACTGTTGTTAAACCAACACTTAGTAATATAAACTTTACTGACACCACCTTTAAATATTGGGGAAGAACTGGCGATTCTATTATGGGAGAAACCTCAAAGGCAACAGCGATGATTCAAAATTGGACGCCTGGGGGCTCAGACACGACAATAGGAACATTAGAACTTACAGATGTTCAAGGAACATTTGATTTAGATAAACCAGAGAGTAAACTTACAAGAGTTATATTTTCCTCTGGAAATGCTAGTGCAACTGGTGCATTTACTAAAGGTAGAACTGTAAAACAACACAACGGACTAGAAGGAGCGAGTGGTGCAACTGCTGTTGGAACTGTTGATTCGTGGAGTCAAGGCGAAGCAGGGATGCCTGGACCTTATGAATTAATTATTAAAGTTTCCAAAAATGCATTTGTGGACAGTTCGGGAGGGACCTCTCCTATTGTTGAATATCAATCAGACGGAACGGTTGGTTCAATTTCTTGGGCTGGTACACGCGTTGTTGAAAGAAAAATGGGAGAACTTATCAAACATTTTAAATCTGGTCAAGGTTCAACATTTGAATTTTATGTTCCTGCGGGGAATTCCTACGGCAATGTAGCAAGAGGAAATAGAATAACGGATGTTCAAGATGAAGACACTTTAGAAAAATCATACAGATTAACAACAAAGATAATTATTGAAGATACTAGTGGTAGTCCAAGTTTGACTGGCGACACATACACTAAAGATGACATCTTTCGACAGATAGACCTTTTAAATTCTGATGGTGCAACCACTGGTATGATGACTACTGGAAAAATTGTTGATTGGTCTGCCACTTCGGCATCAACTGGAGAATTATTTCTTAATGATGTTAGAGGAAATTATCTGACTGGTGGTTTTTGTGGTGCGGCCGCTCATGGAATTACATCGGTTTCTGGACCAGAAATGCAAATAGGGTCTGGAGAAGTATTATACATACAGAATATAAGACCCATTACTAGAGGCTCTGAGCAAGAAGAAGAAATTAAGATTTTGATAGGATATTGATAACTATGGTATACGAACCAACACTTTTTAATACAGACCCATACTACGATGATTTTAACGAAAATAAAAATTATCTTCGTATGTTGTTTAATCCGGGGAAAGCAGTACAAGCAAGAGAATTAACACAACTGCAAACAGTTATTCAAAATCAAATTCAAAAATTTGGTAATCATATCATGAATAATGGGTCTAAAGTTATTGGTGGGGAAATATCAAATCAAGATGTTGTTTATATTAGATTCCAAAAACAAGAACCTGTTGGCCAAACGGCTGATATAGATGTTACCGATTTTTATGGAACTGATTTGGTAATATATAATGACGATGCAAATGATACTAGAAGGGCTAAAGTTCTTCACGGAATCACTACAGACATTAACACCAATGACAATTACCCTATTTTGTGTGTTCAATATATTAATGGTGGAGCATCTGGAGGTGAAGACCAATTTGGTCCAAGTACAATGGTCAAGGGAGTTTGCGGTAGTAATGAATACTACGCAAAAATTTCTGAGATTTCTACTAATCCAGATGATGCTACTTCTTATGATGGAGTAACTGGTACTGCAAAATTGACGACAGTTAATAATGGTATTTTCTTTGTTGATGGATTTTTTATAAAAACCAATTTACAGAGTGTTTGTCCTTACAGTTTAACTGGAGAAGGTTCAGTTTCTGATGTTAGGAATTTTACTTCTCCTACAAGCAGAGTTGGATTTAATACTAATAAAAATATAATCACACCAACTAATGATTATACTTTAAGAGACCCTGCTTCTGGAGCATATAATTATAATGCACCTGGCTCTGACAGATATAATATTGAACTTAAATTAGATTTTAAAAACTTTGAAAATCATGCTACTGCGGGTGCTACTGCTTTTGGAGATAAGAATTTCTTTGAAGTGGTTAGATGGGTCGATGGTAATATACAACTAAAGAAAGAATATAGTGATTATTCAGAATTAGAAAAAACCCTTGCAAGAAGAACCTATGATGAATCTGGTTCTTATACAACAAAACCTTTTGAAATTGATATAAGAGAATCATTGAACACTTTAGGAGGACCTTATACTGCTAATGGTGGCGGAGATATTAATAAACTCGCTGTTGGTCTTCAAGCAGGAAAAGCATATGTCTTTGGATATGAATTAGAAACTCAGGGAACTCAATATGTTTTGGTAGACAAAGCAAGAGAAACTGCTGAAGTTCGTACTCAGCCAATGAATAATGTTAAATTTGGACAATATGTAAAAGTTAAAAGTGGCACAACAGCAGGCGCTAAGGGTGTTGCAGGGACAGGCGGTGCTGGAGCAATGACTGGTGGTTTTGGATTTACATATGGCGCACCAAAAATATTGTTACATGACCCAAGTGGTGTAACTGGTGTTGCGAGAGTTAGACATATTATTCCAAACAATGATTGGAGTAATTATGGAAACGCTTCGATGACGGGGCAACAGCAAAGTTATAATATGTATTTGTTTGATATCCAGTTGGGTGGGATTACCTCTTTTGGTAATGTTGTAAAATTTGGTGGTGGCGCCACACTGGGTTCAGGAAGCCTCACAGCAGGATTTGTTGTGGCAACGGGCGGAACTAATTCAAACGGAACTCGATTATTCGAACCTAGTTTTAATACATCAATTTTTCCAGTACCCATTGGAAATTCTGTTAGTACTTTCGGACCCAATTTAACTTATAGTATAATTAAAAGTTTTGATATAGTTCATACTGATATAAACTCCATAGTAGAACTAGAAACTGGAGATTCATCTTTACAATTTTATGCATCACAAATTGGCGAAATTAGCGCCACAGAAAAACAAAATAATTATACTTTAATTTGTGGAACTGGTACAGGGGGTAATGAAATTGGAGGAACTGGTGAAAGAGTAAATACCGATGGTGTGCGATTTGAGAAAATGTCGGGTGGTCAATCGATAAAGATTGGTTGGACTGATGATACTCGAAATCGATTATCACCAGGCAGTTATACTCTTCATGCGAGAGTAGATGTTGGTGGTGCAATAAAATTTAGAAATAAGACATTCACTTCAGGATGTTCTTCAACTCATATTCGAACATCAGATGGAAACGAACCGGGTTTATCTGGTTCAACAGGTTCATATTATTTTAAATTGGGCCATCACGATATTTACGATATAGATTCTATTCAAGATATAGGAACTGACGGAAATGTCGCTACAAGATTAGGATTACCTGCTAGTGATGTAAAAGAAGCGTTCCAACTTGATAATGGTCAAAGGGACAACTATTACGATTTTGGTAGACTGTATCTTAAACCTAATTATTCTACTGGTGGTGGGGTACTAACTGGAGATATTAATTTAAAAGCAACATATACCAGATTTGACCATGAAAGTGGAATCGGTCCATTCATTGCAAATTCATATACTCCAAACAATAGCAATGATGGGTTCTCTTTCGATAATATTCCAATCTATATAAGTCCAACTACAGGCAAAAGTTATTCATTAAGAAATAGTGTGGACTTTAGAGGAACAATGGAGAGTGATGATACAATTTCCCCAAATACTCTAATTCCTAGACCTTCTAATGCATCAACTGTTGTTGATTATGACCATCACTTGTCTAGAATTGATAAGATTATTCTTACAAAAGAAAGACAATTTGATATTATAAGAGGTATATCCTCATTAAACCCAGTAGAACCGCCAGACAGAGAAGATGCTATGACATTATATGTCTTAACCATTCCTTCTTACACATATAATGTTGGTGATGTAACTTCAAAGTTTGTTGAGAATAAACGATACACGATGAAAGATGTTGCTTCTATAGAAAAAAGAGTAGAGAATCTTGAATATTATACAAGTCTATCCCTGCTTGAACAAGAAACAGAAGGAAGGTCAATTACAGACTCTAGTGGTAATGACATATTTAAAAATGGTATTATGGTAGATGCATTTAGAGGACACTCTGTTGGAGATGTTCTTAATAAAGATTATGTTTGTTCTATTGATTATGAAAACGGGCATTTAAGACCATCTTTTACTAGTAATTCTTTACAACTAGGAGTTACTGCATCTAACTCAGGTATTACCATATCATCAGAAGGTATTGTTACAAAAGACTACATTGTAAATGGTTCTTTTCACTGGCAACCACTTGCAAGTGATTCTATAGAAGTAAACAGTTTTAATATTGCTTCTTGGATGGGTTATATAAAATTTGATGACCCGTTTGATGAATGGTATGATACAACAAACAAACCAACTGTTAAAATTAATACTCAAGGAGAGAATGACCGTTGGAAAGTAAACAATGAAAATTCTGGATATGGTTTTGGTACTCAGTGGAACGATTGGGAGATTCTTTGGTCTGGCAGAACAGTTACTAAAAACGACCTTTATAACAATAGAGGAAGAGATTACTTAAATGCATTCACCACAGGAAATACTGGAAACAATATAGAAAATAGAGTTAACCTTGTTGAGTCATCTGCAATTCGTTCTACAGAAACACAAAAAACAAATGAAGGCAGAGTTGGTGTACGAGTAAGAAAATTACCAGAAAGATTAGAAAAACTTGTTAACGATAAATTAATTGATGTTAGTGTTGTTCCTTATGTAAGAGCAAAAACGATAACAATGAGTGCGTACGGCATGAAACCAAACACTCAAGTTTGGCCATATTTTGATGGGCGTTTAGTTTCAGATAATTGCGCTCCTGCTGGTGGTGTTTCAGGCGACAACCTTTATACTGATTCCGAAGGTAAAATTTCTGATATTAAATTTGACATTGCCGGGCAAACATATAGAACTGGCGATAGATTATTCAGATTAACAGACAGTTCTTCAAATATAGTATCTTCTACTACAACTGCGGCTGATGGAATCTACTATGCGATAGGTATATCTCCACAAAGAGATGGAGAGTTAGTTTCTACTAGACCTATTGTAAGCAGAAGACAAGTTGCAAATGACGAAGCAATTATTAGAGATGCATTTGATAGAGAAAGATATTTTAATACAAGTACAAATAATTATTGGATAGACCCTCTCTCTCAAACCTTCACAGTAGATAGAAATCAATATTCAAATGGTACATTTGTTCACAGTCTTGATTTGTTCTTCCAACAACGAGATGAAAATGTTCCTATTACTGTAGAAATTAGACCTACTATTGGTGGGTATCCTCACTTGTCTCAATCTTTACCGTTCTCGTCTGTAACTAAAATTCCTTTAGAGGCAGAAGTTCAGGGAGATTATCCTAACGAAGAAACATATACTAGATTTACTTTCGATAGTCCAGTGTATTTAACTCCGGGTGAATATTCAATCTGTATAAAAACTTCGAGTTCTTCTTATAAATTATACACAGCGGAAGTAGGACAAGCAGAATTGGGTACAGGAGTTATTATTTCTGAATCACCCCACAATGGTATATTATACACACCACAAAATACTGGAATTTTGATTCCTAATTTTGATAAGTCTCTAAAGTTTAGATTAAATTCTTGTGAGTTTTCTGCTGGTGCGGGAAGTGTAGAATTTGATGTTCTTGAAAGTGAAGTATACCCTTGGGTTAATTTGACAACAGATGTATTAAAAGTTAATTCTACTGAAATATTACCAAAAACTTCAAGTATAGATTATACATTTGACCTTGCAAATAATGTATCTGTTAAAATGATTACAAATGAGAACATTTATCTTGAAAATCCTGCTGTATCTACATCAAACGATTTCAAATTATCGGCAACATTCAACAGCACCGATATAAATGTTTCTCCTGTAATAGATACAAAACGATTAGAATTTATTACTATAAATAATCAAATTAATAATAGTACCGTAGTTGGTTCAAATGGAGAATTGGATGCTAATGCTCATGACCCGGATGAAGATGCATATGGTTCAGGTACAGACAATCCCTTGTTGACAAGGGGTGCGGCCAGTAGATATATTACTAGAAGAGTAACATTAGCAGACGGATTTGAATCTGTGAATTTTAAAGTTCTGATGTCCATTAATAAACCTAGTGGTGCATCAGTTCAAGTGTTTATTAAACCGCTTGGAATAGAAGACGATACTGCATTTGAAGAAATTTCATACACACAAATGACAGAAGATTCTACAATTCCTGATTCTTCAAATGATTATGATTTCAGCGATGTAACTTTCTCTTTGTCAAGCACATTTGACAATCCTGTAAAAACCTTTGCAATTAAGATTTGTATGTATAGTGATTCTTCCACTAATGTCCCTTCTATTCGAGACTTCAGAGCAATTGCACTGGCATCATGATATGAATAAATCTAATCAAATTGAAAATAGAAATGATTTAGTTAGAGATACTTATTCTAAGGCAATTCTCAATACAGATTTAGACGCGTTGAATGCATGGAAAAAGAGAAAAGAAAAAAGTAATAGAATAGATACTCATGAAAATGATATAAATAATATTAAAGAAGAACTTGGTGAAATAAAATTTATGATTAAAGAAATTAAAGAAGCAATAAAGGTAATTAATTAATGGGCGCATCAGACAATAATACAGTAAATATTCCTCCTTTAGTATTAGGAGATACATTCTATGAATGGATGCAAGTTACCAATAATGATATTATAGGAAAACTTAATGAGATAACTGCCTATTCTGTTACTGGTGGGGATGGTATTGGGGTCACTCTAAATAGTTCTGGTTTGGCAGAAGTAGGTCTTGATGGCACGATTGACAGAGATATGACTTTTGCGGGTAATGTAACATTTAATGGAGATGTTACTACTATAAATTCTAGAGAACTTACTGTTGAAGATTTTAATATTGTTCTTGGTGCATGCGGTGATGGTGCAACCGATGATTACATTGGCAACAGTGGTGGTGGTGGTATTATATTGACTAGACAAGATGGCGCAAGTGCATCTTTCTTGTGGCGTGGAATGACTGCTGGTCTTGCAGGCGGATACTCCTTGTTTGGCGTTGGTTGTTCTGGTGCATGGACTACTTCAGATTATATAAACTTAACTGGTGGTGTTGGAATAATGTCATCCAATGATGATACATTTAGATTTAAGAGTGGCGCCAATGCAACTGGTTCTGGATTTATGTTAAAAGGTCTTTGTGGTGAAGGAAACTCTGGAGCAACCTACCAGTCTGCTTCTATGAAAATGGGCCATATGTCTACTGGTGGTGTCGGACTCACCCAAGGCATTTATATGGACGAGAGTGGATTAGTTAGAATTTATGATGGTGTAAACAAGAAAATATTCACACACGCATCACACGGATTTACATTTGGACAAGCAGTAAGAGTGGTGGGAACGACTTGTGCTTTAGCACATGCCGCGAGCAAAGCAGAAGCAGAAGTACTAGGAATTATTTCAGAAGTTCCAAACGCAAATCAATATGTGGTTACTACACATGGTGAAATTCATGGTGATTGGGGGAAGGCATTAGCAAAGCAAGCAGGTGCTGGTGCATGTGGTGGATTAACCGCCGGTTCTGTATATTTCCTTTCTGGTACTGATGGAGCAAGTGGTGAAATTACTACTACTGAAGTTGGAGAAGCAGGAAAAGTTAGAAAACCATTAGTACTTGGTTTAGGCGCAACCGCTGGATATGTATTGCAATATGTTGGTGCGAGAGTTTCTGCGGAAACGGATACGGCTGCTCCAACAGTGAGAAGGATTACTATTAAGGCAGACGGTGATTGGACTAGTGCATCTTCTGGTTTGTGTGCTGATAGAGATAGCGAAGGTGTATATGGAATTACTCATAACTTTGGAACATCACACTATACTGCAACAGCCACAATCCGCGGGAGTACTTGGGGTAATCTCTACATGAACAGCAAAGGTACGAATCATTGTAAAATTACCACATTCCGAGAAGACACTGGCAACATCGATACTATGACAGTCGAAGACTGTGGTTTAGAAGTAATATTAGCAAAGGATGTAACATAAATGGGTAGTGCAAGAACAGTAACAGGTGTAGGTCCTAGAAATGTATTCATGATAACAGGAACAGCATCGGCAACCCCAATTGTTGATAATTTGTTGGGTGGAGTGACCGCAGGTCGTAGTGGAATCGGAAAGTATCAGATAGACCATAATATTGGAAACACGGCATACTGTTGTCAATTTACTGGTGAAGATGTCGCAAACGCTGATGTTTTCTGTTATGCTGTAGATAGAGGAATAGATGGAGTAACATGTCAATGCGTTAGCAATGGCACCGCATATGAAGTTGACTTCATTCATGGCACAATTCACGATGGTGGAGGATAATTATAAATGGGATATTCAACCTTTGATTTAAATAGCGGAATTGGTTCAGACGGAAAATCCGTTAGAGCCATCAAAACACAGGCCGGCCACGGATTTTCTGCGGGTACTGTTGTTAGATATGAACTTGATGCAGATGGTGAGGATGGTGCATTTAAACTGGCACGCGCAGACAGTGTTGTAAATGCAGAAGCAGTAGGTGTAGTAGAATCTGTATCTGGTTCACAGTTTACTGTTGTGTACCAAGGGGAAATTAATACTGGAAACTTTATTACAGCAACTCCTTCTAACCCCGGATTAACTGGTTCAGATGTTTGGTTTATGGACGCCGGTGTTTCTGGCGGTTTAACTGCAACTGCTCCTGCGGCCGCGGGGAGTGTTGTGAAACCAATTATTACTCTTGTTAGTGGTTCTAATGATGATATCGGTCTTGTAACAAATTATGTTGGTACAGTTGTTGGTGGTGAAAACACAGTAAGTCTTGACTCCGTTCATCCTGTAGGACATATTGTTCCGTGGGGTGGTGAAACATATAACATTCCAAACGGATGGCAACTTTGTGACGGTGCAACGGTAGATGTTGTGGGTTATCCTGATTATTATAATCGCGTAGGAACAAAATTTGGATATTGGGCCCAAGCAGATATTGAGTTTGGTAGTATTCCGGGTGGAGACAACGGTGCGATTGCAGGGGCAACTGCGGTGCAGTCAATTTCTTCGACATCTGTTAATGCACTCGTTATTTCATATACTGCTTCTTCTGCATCAACAGGAAGTGTAATATTAGACCCAGATTATTTGGTTGGTGGATTCTCTGCTGGCGGTGAAACTTCTGGTGAAATCGCACCACACGGATTAGTTTTTAATACTACTCCTCAATTGACATTCAACAATGCCGGTGGCAATACCGCAGTTAATGTAGATGCCGTAACGGTAATTGCCGCAAAAACGCCAGACTTAAGAGCAAGACATATCATTACTGCTACCGATTCGTTCGGTAGTTTCGATGGATATACCGCAGGACAAATTGGCGGAAGAGAAGATGCACAAACTTATGTTATTGACCATGACGAAGGAACAGGGAGTAATGTTACTACTTATCATGCCCCTGCAGCCCAAGGTGGTGCAGACCTTCGTTCACCATACATGGCGTTGCATCATATTATTAGAATTGATTCACTGTCGAAGTCAGCAATTATTGGAGATGTTAGTGTAAACGATGATGGAATAACCGACCACGAAACTGAGGGGGCAATAGACGGTGATATTTTAACATATGGACCTGTTAGTGGTGTAGGTGCATATAGAAATCTTAAAATATTTAGTGGGTATCCTAGTACAGATGATGATGGTGATGTTTCTGCCTTTGAGAATGCATTTAGAATTAAAACATCGGGAACATATGGCCCTTCATTAAATATTGGTGCGGTTACACCAAATTCAGAATCCGACCAAATTTATTGTTATGCTAGTGGTTATTCAAACAGAATAGTAATTCATCGAGAAGGTGGGGGATTGCTAAAACTTATATCTGGGAGTGATAGGTCTGTAATAAGAACCACGGGCGATAATAAATATTGTGATATTGAAACTGACAATGGTGGAAGTAAAGTAGCCACGGCTTGGGCGGCCGCCGGCGCACCTAGTGGAATGGCAAGTGGATTTACAGTTTATAATAAATTTCATACAAAAGCAGGCATTTCTTGCGATGCAGAAATAGTTGCTTCTGGGAATATTTCATCCAAAGGTCAAATCTATTCAACACAACCAGTTGGTTCGTCCAATGCCCCCGATTTTGATTGGGACAACGGAAATGTGCAAGTGATTGAAATTGATGGGAATGTTACCGTTGGTACTAATGCAAAGCAAGTACTTGGTGGCATGTACACAATTGTATTGAAAAACACTACCACTTCAACTAAGAATGTTTCATTTGGTGATGCAAATATGGTATTTGCTAACAACATCAAACCGAGTAGAATTTCGGGGTCTGGAAATTTAGTAATTTCAATGGTATGTACAGTTGCCAACGGCGAACTTCTATGCACTTATGCTGACTTTGCTTGATAGGAGTATATTATGTTAGGAATGATGCAACCAGATAGACACGGATGGGCTCTTGATGCCGAAGGTAATCCTGAACTCTGGTGTTTCGTTGGAAATATCATGAAAGATTGTTGTTGTTCTTCTTCGGATTGTTGTTATGAGTATTCTACGGACCATTGTAATAAATTATTATTATTAGGAATTGACTCAAACGGAAGAGTATTTATAAAACATGATTTTGGTCAATTATTTCCTTGGCCTGGTGTAACTAATGGTAGACACAAAGAAGCGTGGGGCGGATTGGAATGGATTTCTAGAGATGTTTTTGTAGTATACAAAGGGAAAGAAGAAAATGATGTTCCAAACGGTCATATAAAAGCATTTAAAATTTCTGAAAATGGTTCTACTAATTATGCCAACTGGAGTATAACGGGAGAACAGTGGAGTAGACAAACGCTGAAACCTGGTTATAATGGTGGGCAAAATATAAATAATAGCCACATGGGATTGGTAGCAGGATTTACTTCTATTCCTTCATTTGTTAATCTTTCACTTAATGACCAGGCTGTTGGGGCTTCGGGAGAAAGAAATGCTAATATTGTTGCAATGACGGGCAAAATTCCCTATACCCAAAGTAGTTTTAACGGGCATGTGGCAATTTATAATTTAAGTTCAGATGCTAATTCTCTTGAAAACAGTGTTACGGGAAGTGGATATGCAAAAAGCACGGCTTGGACAGCCGGCGAAGAAGAGGATGGTACAAATACGCTAAGTGCTTGGAAAAAAATAATTGGTTGGGGTGAACCTGAACAATACCAATGGGCTCTTGGCAATAACGGCTGCAGTGCTGACGCGCCAGCGAACAATAAGTGGGATGTGGATGAAGGTTGGACTACCATAGACAGCAAGGGTAATCTTTTTTATGGTACATCTCAATATCTTGGCGGTGGAAAAGTCGATTATGGTTCATGGAGAACTCCAATACAACGGTGGGACAAGGACCACGACCCTTGGTGTCAAAATTGCGGTGCTGATGTTGTTGTTTGGTGTAGTACAATGAAAGTGGTTGCAAGTGGGAATGACTTTTCAACAACACGAAAACCGATGGTGTTTGACAGACCTTCTACCATGAGTAATGGAACTGCGTGGCCCGCGCCTCATGCGTCTTCTATAGGCGCCGGTTGGCATTACGGAAATTCACCATATGCGGTTGAGAACGGAGTTGATTTTAACATGGGTTTGCATGATGGTGGTATACCTTATGATGTTAGAGGATTGGAAGATGGCCAAAGTCCTGGAGCAGATGTTAATTACCACTGTAATTTTGACCAATCCCACAAATTAGAAGCAGACTCTGGTTGTTGTGATATTTATGGAGAATCACAAGGTTTATTAGCAAAAGCAGGGGACGAGACAGGAACAGTAGCCATTACTTCCGATGATGCAAAAGATACAATATGGTTGTTGGTTACTCCAAATGCAAGTTGGCGGCAACCAGAAACATCTGCTATGCGGGCTGGTATATGGGCAGTAAAGGAAACAGTTGCTAATGTATTAGAAGTTAAAGCATTTTATCCTTGTAAAAATACTGGTGGTAATGGATGGAATTCGTTGGATTTGGTTTGGGATGAAGACCACGGGCCGATAAATTGCGGCCAATGTAGTGGCGATGCCAGACCTTACTGTGCGAATCGGTTATCTTTAAATTCGGGATTTTCATTCCGTCCAAATAGTTATACACATTCATAAACATGGGTGAATTTAGACACTATAATGATTCATTCTATATAAATGGCAATAAATTTGATATAAAAGTTCTTAAAGAATTTGACCCAGAATATTATCTTCCTGAAGGATTAAGTAGAAACTACATTCAGAACAAAAAACACTTCATATCAAACGGAAAATGTCAAATGCCGGCGCCTTTTCCGTGGGAAGATGGTGACAGATATATAAAATCTATTAGAGAATTAATGTATCTATCTCAACAAATTGAATTAGACAACGAATATAAATGACCGAGCATTAGTTGCGTTATTATACATATAACTGAAGCATACTAGGAGCATTTAACAATGGCACAACCAACATCAAGAGCAACTTTAAAAGATTATGCATTAAGGCGACTTGGTTCACCTGTAATCGAAATTAATGTAGACGATTCTCAATTAGAAGATAGAATTGATGATGCACTACAATTTTTTGCAGAATATCATTTTGATGGTGTTGAAAAGACTTTCCTTAAACATATCATTACAGATGATGATGTAGCAAACGAATACATCACACTTGACGATAGTGTAATTTCCGTCACAAAATTATTTCAATTTAGTGAAGGAACTGTAAACATGTTTGATGTTAGATATCAAATGGCGTTAAATGATTTTTATGGATTAAGAAATCCAAACCAATCAATGATAAATTATGACATTACTAAACGACACCTTTCAATGATTCAGGATATTCTTTCGCCCGAAAAATCAATTAGATTTAGTAGAGTAACTAACCAACTCAAAGTTGATATGAATTGGGCAACCGATGTAACAGTAGGAGATTACCTTGTTGCAGAAGCATATGTTGTTCTTGACCCAGAAACATATCCAGAAATTTATAAAGATAGAATGTTAAAAAGTTACATAACTGCTTTATTTAAAAAGCAATGGGCTTCAAATCTTTCGAAGTTTGAAGGTATTCAACTTCCCGGTGGAGTGACTTTTAATGGCAGAGAATTATTAGAACAGGCCCAAACAGAAATTGATAAAATTGAAGATAGAGTTCAAGAGATGTACGAACTTCCACCAGATTTTATGGTAGGATAATAAATGGCAACTAATAAATTTTTTAAACATACAGTTAAGTCTGAACAAGGACTTTTAGAAGATTTAACCATAGAGACAATTAAAATCTATGGTCATGATGTTATATACATTCCAAGAACTCTTGTTAATAAAGATTTTTTGTTTGGTGAAGATACCATTTCAAATTTCGAACAAGGAATTAACATGGAAATGTATATTTCCTCTGTAGATGGTTTTGAGGGTGAGGGTGATTTTGCATCAAAATTTGGTATTCAAATAAAAGATACTGTAGAGTTTATTGTCTCTAAAAAAGTATTCAGTAAGTACCTTTCACACGAAACTACAATCAATCGACCAAGAGAAGGGGACTTAGTATATCTTCCCCTCTCAAAAGGTTTGTTTGAAATTAAATTTGTAGAACACGAAAATCCATTTTATCAATTAGGCAAACTTCATTCATATAAACTTTCATGTGAACTCTTTGATTATAGTGAAGAAGATTTCACCACTGGATTTACCGATATTGACAAGATTGTTGATATTGCTGAAAATGTTGCATTCAACATTTATGTTACTGGCGGATATTCAACCAATTATACTATTGGAGAATATGTTTATCAGGGCACTAGTGGATTTGGACCTAATGGTGCTTGTGCATCTTGGTATGCAACTGTTCTTGCTTGGGCAACTGGCGGAACTGCTGGACCGAATGGTGCAGGATATAATTTACTTACCGTTGCAGGACCTTCTGGTTCAACAGGATTTTCAGTTGGAACGAGTATTACTGCTGGTGTCAGTGGAGCGAGTTCAGATGCATTCTATATCGCAGGAAATACATTAGACCCAGCGATACGAACGGTTGTTGTTGCGGATGAGTATGATGATGCAGATGATTTTGAAATGGGCGGGGATTCTATCTTTGACTTTACTGATACTGACCCATTCTCGGAGGGTAATTTATAATGTTTACAACATTTTATCACAATTCAATTAGAAATGTTGTGGTCGCATTTGGTTCTCTTTTTAATGAAATTTATATTACCAGAAAAAATGCAGATGGGACAACAAAAGAAAAAATTAAAGTTCCTATTTCTTATGGTCCTCAAGAAAAGTTTCTTAGAAGACTAGAAGAGTCTGGTTCAATTTCAGATGACATTAAAGTGGGATTTACCCTACCAAGGCTTGCATTTGAATTAACTTCTATGGATTATGATTCTCCTAGAAAGAAAAATACTATGAATCGTTATCATGTAACTTCTGGTGTAACTGCTGGCAGTAATATTTCCTATGATTATGCAGAAGTACCATACAACTTTTCTTTTCAACTATCTGCTATAGTAAGACACATGGATGATGGTCTTCAAATAGTAGAACAAATTCTGCCTTACTTTACTCCAGAGTTTAATGTTACTGTAAATTTGACCAGTCTTCATCAAAAGGTTGATATTCCTATCATACTACAATCTACAGCAATCAATGAAGATTATGAGGGTGATTTCGATACAAGAAGAAATATAACTTTTGAATTTCAATTCGTAGCAAAATCGTATATATACGGACCAGTTAAAACATCTAAGATTATTAGAGAAGTTGATACTATATTTTGGGATGCAGAAAATTTCTTATCTTCGGCATCAGGTGGAGGTCCAACTGGAGCGACTGGTGCAATGGTTCGTATGGAAACTACAATTACAGGACCTTCTGGAGCATCTTCTGGTATTGATGATTATAGTGGAGAAACTAAAAAATGGGTTCATGGTATGTCATTAGACTATGCGGGTAATACATATAATGCTACTTAATGATAATACATAATATTAAGGAATTATAATGGCTAAGAAAAAAGTGAATGAGCGCATCAGTGATGCATTAAATATAGAACATGAAGTAATTGAGGGTGAAGTTATAGAAACAAAAATCGTACACACCCCAGAACCAAAGAAAAACATCAAACAGGTTCATCTTGAAAAAGACTATACCGATGTTCGAGATAATCTAAAAGATATTATTGATAAGGGTACTACTGCGATTGATGGGATTCTTTCTGTTGCATCCGAAGGGGAATCCCCCAGAGCATACGAAGTTGTATCTCAACTCATCAAGAGTGTGTCGGAAGCAAATAAGGACTTGATATCCCTACACAAGCAAATCAAGGACATCAAGAAGGAAGATGTTACTCTTAACCAACATAACACAACAAACCAATCTATCTTTGTGGGTTCTACAAAAGACTTGCAAGCCCTTGTAAAGAAAAATGTTCAACAGATAGAAGACATGAACGATGACCAATCCTAGAGATTCATATCTTGGAAACAAGAACCTAAAAGCATCTGATGTTCCAGTTAATTTTACTAAAGAGCAAGTAGAAGAATATCTGAAATGTGCTAACGACCCAGAATATTTTATTAAAACATATATTCAAATTGTGAATGTGGATGAGGGACTTGTTCCGTTTGATTTATATGACTTTCAATCTGATATTATAAACAAAGTACATAATAATAGATTTGTTATTGCCAAACTTCCACGACAGAGTGGTAAGTCTACTACTGTTATTGCATACCTTCTTCACTATGTGTTATTCAATGAAAGTGTAAATGTTGCTATACTTGCAAATAAACTTGCAACTGCAAGAGAACTTCTTGGTAGATTAAAACTTGCTTACGAACATCTTCCCAAATGGATGCAACAGGGAATCATGGAATGGAACAAAGGTTCTATTGAATTAGAAAACGGTTCAAAGATTCTGGCTTCTGCGACATCATCTAGTGCGGTCCGTGGTGGTTCGTTCAATATGATTTTCATGGACGAATTTGCATACATTCCACAAGGTGTTGCAGAAGAATTCTTCAGTTCAGTTTATCCTACAATTTCATCTGGTAAAACTACCAAGGTTCTTATAGTTTCTACGCCAAAGGGACTGAACATGTATTATAGAATGTGGATGGATGCTGTAGAAGGAAAAAACAGTTATGTTCCTATCGAAGTACATTGGAATCAAGTTCCCGGCAGAGATGCAAAGTGGAAAAAAGAGACAATTGCAAATACCAGTGAAGAACAATTTAGAACAGAATTTGAATGTGACTTCATCGGTTCTACTAATACCCTTATATCTTCTGCTAAATTAAAATCTATGGTATATAAAAAACCCATCCATCAAAACGATGAAGGGTTAAAACTATATGAAGAACCGCAAAAAGACCACATGTATTTTATGGGTGTTGATGTTGCAAGAGGGACAGGTTTGGATTATCATGCATTTGTGGTTGTTGACATAACGAATGATGATGAACCGTTTAGGATTGTGGCAACATTTAGAAATAACGAACTTTCTCCAATGGTATTTCCTACTATTGTGCATTCTTTATGTAAACAATTTAATGATGCCTATTGTATGATTGAAATTAATGATATTGGTGGACAGGTTGCAGATATTATGCATAGTGAATTTGAATATGAACATATTCTTATGACTACTATTCGAGGAAGAAAAGGTCAAACTCTAGATGGTGGATTTGGTAAGGGCGGTTCTCAATTAGGCATGAGAACGACACAAGCAACCAAAAGAGTGGGATGTTCTAACCTAAAAAACCTTATCGAAGAAGAAAAATTAATTATTGATGATTTTGATGTTATTGATGAACTTATATCCTTTATTGCAAAAAGAAACTCCTTCGAAGCCGACAAGGGACACACAGACGACCTGGTGATGTCATTGGTTCTCTTTGCTTGGTGTACTACACAGCAATATTTTAAAGATATGCTTAATATGGATGTTCGAAAAATATTATATAAAGAAAAAATGGAACAACTTGAGGCAGAAATGACACCATTTGGTTTTATTGGTGGTGGATTGGATGAACAATATGAAGTTGATGAGGAAGGGGTAAGGTGGGAAAGGGTCGACAATTCAGATAACGACAGATTCGGCTTTTAGATTATCAAATATAGAATTTCTATACATATCATTGAAATAATACATTTATTAAAAGTGTTAAAAATATAATTTTAAGTCTTCAAGGAGAAATAACATGGCATTTAGAGTAAGCCCCGGTGTATCGGTAACAGAAAAAGATTTTACAAATGTTATTCCCGCAGTTTCAACAACTAAAGCGGGGTATGCAGGTCCTTTTAATTGGGGCCCGATTGATAAAAGAGTTTTGGTCGCTAGTGAAAACGAATTAGTAAGTCTTTTCAATGAACCAGACGATTCAAATTATGCAGGATGGTTGTGTGCCGCAAACTTTTTAGGATATGGTGGTTCTTTGACGGTTGCAAGAGCAACAGTTAGTGGTGCATTAAATAGTGGTGCCGCTAGAACAATTGGTGATAACCTTAACTCTGCTGGGGCCCAGGCTGGTACTGGCGGACTTATTGAAAATTCAGATGTTCATTCATCTGGACAAGCAACGAATACTGGATATTATGGAGTAGGTGGTACTGGTGCCGGTGTCAAATTCTTTGCAAAATATGCAGGGTCACTCGGTAACAGTCTAAGAATTGCAGTTGCACAAAGAGGTCCAACTGGAGCAACCAAGGGTGTTGGTGTTGGTGTTAACGGAGTGGGATTCACATTGGCAGTCGCTGCGACTTCTGGTACTACTCAAGTACAAGTTGGAACAGGGTCCGCACTTCCTGTAGCCGGAGCAACATCTGCAATAATCGGAGACTTGATTAGATTCAATTCATTAAAAACTAAAAATTATACCATTACAGGCATGACAGCCAATGTCAGTGGCAAAGGTTGGTTATTTGACTTTACACCTGCTCTCGGTAGTACACAAGCCGCCGGCATTTCAGGACAATGGGAAAGTCCATATAAATCATATATTGAACGGGCAAGAACTTCCACCAATGTAGATTTCTACGGTGGAACAGGAGACCAGTTTTCTATTCTTGTAATTGACCAAAACGGTAAGTTTAGTGGAGTCACTGGAACAATTTTAGAAACATTCAATCATGTTTCTAAAGCAATTGACGGTAGAGATGGTGATGGTAACTCCAATTACTATGTTACTGTTGTTAACAATAAATCCAAATATATATGGGTTGGCGGAGCAACGATTGACAATATAGGTGCTGGTTCTGCTCCAGGAATAACATTTGGTGATACAGCAGTAACATTCTCAAATGCTACAAGACAATATCTTGACTGTACAGGTGGTTCATACGGCACACCATCGGATGCAAACAAACTGTCTGGTTATAACTTGTTTGGTGACCCCGATACTGTTGATATTTCACTTCTACTAGGTGCAGATGCAAGTGCAAGTCTTGCAGGTGATATTATTGATATCGCAGATGCTCGTAAAGACTGTGTTGCATTCGTTTCACCAGAAAGTGGTGATGTTGTTGATGTAATTAGTAGGTCAGAACAGATAGACAATGTGGTAGATTATCGTGATAACCAACTTAATAAAGTTAGTTCTTACGCATTCTTAGACAGTGGTTGGAAGTATATGTACGACCGATACAGTGATAAATTGCGATGGGTGCCACTAAACGGTGATATGGCAGGACTCTGTGCAAGAACAGATAATGTTAACGACCCTTGGTTCTCTCCCGCAGGTTTCAATCGTGGACAGATTCGTGGTGTTGTAAAACTTGCGTTGAATCCAACGGAAGAAGCATATCGTGATGAATTATACACAAACGAAATTAACCCAGTAGTTTCATTCCCCGGAGAAGGAACAGTCCTCTTCGGTGATAAGACATTACAAAGCAAGGGAAGTGCGTTTGACAGAATCAATGTTCGTAGACTCTTCATTGTGATGGAGAAAGCAATTTCTACTGCCGCTAAATTCCAACTCTTTGAACAAAACGATTCGTTCACTAGGGCGCAATTCAAGAATATGATTGAACCGTTCTTGCGAGATATTCAGGGACGAAGAGGTATAACAGACTTTAAAGTTGTATGTGATGATACCAATAACACTTCTTCTGTTATAGATTCAAATAAATTTGTTGCAGATATCTTTGTTAAACCGACTCGTTCCATAAACTTTATTCAACTCAACTTCGCTGCTACTCGTTCTGGTGTAGATTTCAGTGAAATTGCAGGTGGATAATAAACCATATAAATATAAGAGGAAAGACTTAAAATGAACATTAACGACTTTAAAAATCATCTAAAACAAGGGGGCGTTCGGCCCAATCTCTTTAGAGTAAATGGGCCAATTGGTCCTAGTTCGATTGACCCTTCTGGTTCGTTTCTTGTAAGAACTGCTTCTTTGCCAGCAACCAACCTCAGTACAATTTTAGTTCCTTTTCGTGGAAGACAAATTAAACTTCCAGGAAACAGGACATTTGATGATTGGACTTTGACAGTTATTAGTGATGGTGAGTTTAATCTAAGAACAAAGTTTGAAAAATGGATGGAAGCAATCAACTCAACAGTTGGTAATATTGCAGAACAGGCTCATGACCTTACACAAGGAAATGTTCTTACTACTGGATTATTCCCAACTTGGAGTGTGGACCAACTCGATAGACAAAACAATCCTATCAAAACCTATTCATTCTTCCATTGTTTCCCAACAGCAATTGGCGATATGGCACTAGATGCTGATGCAAGTGATACACTTTCTGAATTCGCTATTACAATGTCTTATACTTACTTTTTGACAAGTGATGCTCCTGATGTTAATCTTACAGAATCCGTTGATGTAGGCGGTGTAGGGGAAGCAGGATAACCAGGAATTTATAAAATGAGGATTTATTATGCCAGAACTATTTGGATTCAACTTCGGTAGAAAAAAACGACCAGAGGAATCACCTCCACAAGCAAAATCTTTTGTTGCACCTGATTATGATGACGGTGCAACAATTGTTGCGCCCAGTTCGTTTTATGGCACCTATCTAGACCTAGAAGGTAACATTAAAACTGATATTGGACTAATTGGTCATTATAGAACTATGGTTCTTCAACCAGAAATTGAATTGTGTGTTGAAGATATCGTTAATGAAGCAATTGTTTATGATGATGACAGGACTCCTGTTAAACTCAACATGAATAAGTATAAACAATCAGAATCTATTAAAAATAAAATAAATACAGAATTTCAAGAAGTTCTAGGTTTATTAGATTTTAATAATAAAGGTCATGATATTTTTAGAAAGTGGTTTGTTGATGGTAAAATATATTTTCATAAAATTACAGATGAAAAGAATCCTAAAAAAGGCGTTATTGAATTAAGGCCTGTTGACCCAGTTAAAATACAAAAAATAAGAGAAGTTCAAAAAGAAAAAGATAAAAATGGTGTTGAGATTGTTAAAAGTACAAATGAATTTTACATGTATAACCCTTCTCCTCAATCAAACAATTTTAATATTTCAAATTCGGCCATTACTCAAGGTATTAAAATATCCCCAGATGCTATATGTTTAGGAACTTCTGGTCTGTTTGATAGCAACAGAAAACGGGTGTTGGGATATTTACATAAAGCAATTAAACCTCTCAATCAACTTAGGATGATTGAGGATGCCGTTGTAATCTATAGAATTTCAAGGGCGCCAGAACGAAGAATCTTTTATGTTGATGTTGGCAACCTTCCAAAGAATAAAGCAGAACAATATCTAAAAGATTTGATGAATCGGTATAGAAATAAATTAGTTTATGATGCCAACACTGGTGATATTCGTGATGATAAAAGACATATGAATATGTTGGAAGATTATTGGCTACCAAGACGAGAAGGTGGTAGAGGAACAGAAATTACTACTCTGGATGGTGGACAAAATCTTGGGGAAATGGAAGATGTAGAATATTTCAAAAAGAAACTATATCGTTCAATGAATGTTCCTTTAAGTAGACTAGAATCAGAAAACGGATTCAATATGGGTCGCTCTGCTGAAATTACTAGAGATGAACTTCGATTTTCTAAATTTGTTGACAGACTCAGAAAGAAATTTGATGATATATTCTTTGATATTCTTAAAACACAATTAATATTAAAGGGGATTATCACTTCTGATGATTGGAAAGAATTTTCTCAACATGTATTTGTTGATTATGCAAAGGATTCTTACTTTTCTGAACTTAAAGAATCAGAAGTTTTAAAGGATAGAATGGAAGTATTAAGAGAAGTAAATGAATACATAGGTCAGTATTATTCTATTAATTGGATTCGTCAAAATATTTTGAAGTTTACAGACCAAGAAATAAATGAGATGGACAAAGAAATGGAAGAGGAAAAGAAACAAGGATTACATGGGGACGGAAATGAAGAAGATTTCTAAATTAATTCAAAAATGCCAAGATAATAATGTTGTAGACATGTATGAAACATTTTCTGAACTTATGGCAGAAAAGGTCATAAATAACATTAATGCTCGACAAGCAACTATTGCTTCTACTATATTAGAAGATTGTGGTTGTTCTGATTGCCAATGTGCTAAAAAGAAAAAGGTCGAATGTTCCGAATGTGATGGTGAAGGCTGCGAACATTGCGATGGTAAAGGATATCATCTAGATGAATCCTATCTGTATGAAGCATCTCCAAAAATCAAATACGCAAAGATTGTGAAAGGCATTCGTGATTCACAAGGGCCATTCTCAGTTGTTGCAATAAAAAATGGTAAGGTTGTTGCTCAAAAGAATTCTATCAAAAATAGTAAAATGCTTCCCATTGAAGTAAATGATATGGCAGATGCCCATCCTGGCGCAACCATCTCTATTGAAAGTA